GTGTTCGAGAATCTGACGCTCAGGCCCATCACCGGGGAAGAGATAAAGGGCTTCGGGCATACGTATGCGGGGCTTGACTGGGGCTGGTATCCGGATCCCACGCACTTCGTGCGCTGTGCGTTCGACGCGGCGCAGCGGCGGCTGTGGGTATATGACGAGTGGCGCGCGAACAAGACGGCGAACATAGACATATACAGGCATCTGACGGCGCAGAAGGGACTGACGAGGGCCGAAGAGGTCATCGCCGACAGCGCGGAGATGAAGAGCGTGAACGACATGCGCTCCTACGGCATGCGCTGCGTGGCCGCGACCAAGGGGCCGGGGAGCGTGCGCACGCGCATCAAGTGGCTGCAATCGCTCTCCGAGATCGTGATCGACCCGGCGCGGTGCCCGTTCGGTGCCCGTGAATTCAGCCAGTACGAATACGAGAGGAACCGGGAGGGGCAGCCGGTGGAGGCCTATCCGGACAGGGACAATCACGCCATAGACGCGGTTGGCTATGCGACCAACAGGATATGGCTGCAGAGCGGCATGTAAGGGGGACGGACGACGATGCTTGAACGAATGAAGGCCTGGGTGCTCAGGTGGCTTGGCATCAAGGTGGAGCACAACGGAGACGCGCCGGACAGGTTCGTGCTGGATTACGAGGACCTGGAGGGGGAGGACATCACCGCGACGATCGCCGGGAAGCTGGCCACGCTGACCATGGCGGACAGCACGATGGAGGTCACGGACCGGTACAGCAAGGAGCCGGGCGCGCGCGTGGAGCTGATCGCGGAGGCGCTTTCGGACGTCTGGAAGTCGCTTGCGCACATCACGGCGCAGGTGTTCGGGAAGGGCGGCAAGGCGCTGGTGCCCATCGTGATGGACGGGCACGTGGCGGTGCACGCGGTGGACCAGAACCGGCTGCTGATACGCGAGATGCAGAGCGGGCGGCTCACGGCGGCCACGCTGCTGGTGGACAGGGAGACCATAGGCGGGAACCGGTACTTCCTGCTGGCGGACTATTCGCTGGAAGGCGGTAACCAGATGATACGCTATCGCGCGGTGCGCGACGGCGGCGACCACGCGCCCATGGGCATCGCGCCCAGATGGGCGGGGCTTTCGGAAGAGATCGTGATCAACGACGTGGACAGGCTGCTGTTTGCGTATCTCAAGTGCCCCAGAGACGACCGCAGGGACGGTCAGCGGCACGGCGTGCCCATCACCTACGGCGCGGAGAAGCTGATCAGGGAGATCACGGAGCACGCCGCGATATACCGCCGCGAGTACAAGCTGACCAGACCCATGCTGGGGCTGGACGCGAGCCTCTGGCGGGACGAATACCAGGATGGGGCCAGCATAAAGGCGATACGCCGCAGCGTGCAGGACAGCGACGAGCCGTTCGTGCCGATGCAGATCACGAGCATGGACGGGAGCGGCACGTGGCAGTATTACGCGCCGGAGATACGCCAGAAGGCCATGGAGGAGCGGCTGATGAGCCTGTACCGGCGCATAGAGAAGGTATGCGGGCTCTCGCAGGGCGTGCTGACGGAGCGGCAGGCGCTCTCCTACGCCAACAAGGACGAGGTGCGTGCGGCGCAGTACGACACGTACAGCACGATCAAGAACATGCGCACGGCGTGGGAGACCGCGTTCGACGACCTGGCCTACGCGGTGGACGCGCTGGCGGAGGCCTACGGGCTGACGCCTGCCGGGAGCCGCGGGCAGTACGAGCTATCGTTCGACTGGGACACGAGCATGGTCGAATCGAGCACGGAGGCCTTCCAGCAGAACGTAGAGCTTGCGAACATGGGCGCGATGAGCAAGGCGGAGCTGAGACAATGGGTGCTGGGCGGCACGCTGGAGGAGAACGAGGAAGCGGTGGCAGGCATCGGCGGAAACGACGACGTGATCGGAAGGATCCTGGGGGCGAGTGAGGAATAATGGCCTGGAACACGCGGCGCGAGGTACGCTCCCGGCCTTCCGAGAGGCTGACGGACGCGGAGCTGGATGCGCTTACGCAGGCGGTCGTTGACAGGATGGGGAGGGTCAACGACGAGTACCTGCGGAGGATGGGCGAGCACATCGCGGAGATCGGGGAACTCTGGCCTTCCGACGTGCACCGGCTTCAGCAGATGCGGAGGATGCGCAAGGGGCTTGCGGAGATGCAGCGGAAGATCGCGGCCGCGTGCGAGGCTTCTTCGGAAGACATCGCAAGGATATTCGCGCAGACAGCGCGGACGGACGCGCGGATGGCCGCGAAGGTGCTGGGCGGCAACTACGCGACGGTGAACAATGTGCCGCTACAGAGGATCGTGCGCGGGCAGCTCAGGGAGACGGTCGGGCGGATGCGGAACCTTGCCAACACGACGGTGGTGTCGGAGTATTACAGGGACGCCATAGACGAGGCCGTGACGCTGGTGCAGAGCGGCGTAGAGGACTATGGCAGCGCGATGCGCAGGGCATTGCGCGAGGCCGGGGAACACGGGCTGAGCGTTGTGGAATACGAGAGCGGACACCGAAGAAGGCTCGACAGCGCGGTGCGGATGAACGTGCTGGACGGGGTGCGGCATCTGAACCAGTCGATCATGGAGGAGGTCGGGCGGCAGTTCGGGGCGGACGGGGTGGAAATAGACGCGCACATGCTGTGCGCGGAGGACCATCTGCCCTATCAGGGCGGGCAATACTCGAACGAGGAGTTCGAGGAGATACAGGACGGCCTGCAGAGGCCGTTCGGGGAATGGAATTGCCGGCACACCTGGCATCCGATCATGATGGGGATCAGTCCAAGGACGTATACGGACGGGCAGCTCGAGGAGATGCGCGCGTATTCGACAGAGGAAGTGACCATCGATGGGCGGACGAAAACGCGGTATCAGTGGTCGCAGGAGATGCGGCGCATCGAGACGGCTGTGCGCAAGGAGAAGGACGTAGCCACGCTTGCGCGGTATGCCGGGGACGAGGAGCTCAGACGGCAGTGCCAGGGGAGGATACTGGCGCTGAACGAGAGGTACAGGGAGGTGGCCGGCGGGGCCGGGGTGAGGGCGGAGTTCGGGAGGACGTTCGTCAGAGGGTTTGTGGATGATCTTCCGGTCGGCAGCAGCGGCCCTTCCGTGAGTACAGGAGGTTTGAGCACTGCGGGCCTGGGAAACCATGAATCCGTGATCGCCGGCATGGTCGGAAAATCAGATGCGACGATCCAACAGGTTTGGAACAAGAACGCGAGCGAGTTAAGGGTGCTGGATGCACATCATTTGGGCAATGCGTATTGCGAAGGCCGAAATGGCGTCAGATTTGATATCGACAGAGTTGCTAATGGCACAGATTATAAAGCACCATATCAAACGGCCTTTCACGAGTTTGGACACCAGATCGACTTTCTCAGCGGCAGGAACGGATTGCCGATCTCGTATACGTATAAAAACGACCTTCTGTCCAGGACAGCTATGCGTGAATCACGGGAACACCTGAACGAGTTTTTTCGAAACAACTTCAAGAAGTATTACCCGTCACTGTCAAGACGGGACATCTTACGAACGGCGCCCAATGACAGAAGTGTGCGCCTTCTCGCCGATCAGTTTGCTGCGGGAACGATCAACGTCGACCAGGTATTGACAAACCAAAGGGTATTTGATACACTGATGGCGTTGGCGGGAAAGCAGATGGAACGGGATTTCTGTAACTTAGTCAAGGCCCGTTATAAAGAACGTGAACGCGTTGATATTTCAGACATCTTTGAACCCACGACCAAGGTAAACTATCCCTTCGGCATTGGACATCGATATGATCATCCGACGTATTGGTATCGCGCGGGCAACCACGGTACTGAGATATTCGCAGAGATGTTTTCTGCTGAGATCGGTAACCATGCTTCATTGAAGGCGATCAAAGAGTTTTATCCGGAGACCTACAAGGTTTTCCGTGAGATCCTGGAGGTGATCAAATGACGTTCAAGGATACTTCGAAGATGACCAGACTGGAATTAAGTATTTACGAAGGAGAGCTCTTTGACCTGTACGAGGAGACCTTCGGAGAGGGCTATCGTATGCCTTTTGACCGTCCGAACACGGACGTTGTTGTCGCCGACCTGATCCACTGCCTGAAGACCGGGCAGAAGAAGGTATGGCCGGAGGACAAGTACCCGTTGCCGGAAGGCGCAGTGATTTAAACGCAAGCCGCCCACACGGGCGGGTTTTTGAT